CCTTGCGGCGGGAGGTCATGTGATCGTCAGGGACGATGAGCTTTATGATCTGCCCAAAGCGGTGCTGACGGTGACTGAAGTTCGGGCCGCGCCGCTAGATCAATGCGGGTATCACTATGCTGTGGAGCTATCCCAATGACGAAGCGAGAAGTTGAAATTCAGGCGCTGCTACTGCGCCATCGAGCAAACGGGTGCATCAGCGCGATCTCCAAGTGGAAGAACTCATTCAACGCCGAAGCCGCGAAGGATGCTCTGCCTGCCCTGAGGGCGCGTGTCCACCAGTTGGAAGCGGAGGCGGCAGGGCTGGAGGCTCTGGCCGAACAATGGGATGAGTTCGGCGAGCACTTTCAGGACGATTCCCAATGACAGAGGAACTGGTGAAGGCAGTCGCCAACGTTCTGACCGAATGCCGCAAGAGGCATCGCCGGGATAATGACGGGCGCTTGGCAAAGGAGGGTCTGTGGCCTGATCCTCATTCCACGCCCACGGACGAAGACCTCGCCCGCGCAGTCATTCCTGTAGTGCTGGAAGAGGCGGCGAGGGTCGCGGATGCCGAGGCGGGGCGCCTGCGCGAAGAGGCCGACCAAATACCCGGTGTATCCTCTCGCACAGAGCAGCGAGTCGCCGAGTTTATCGCTTGTGCCATCCGCAACCTAGGGAGCATATAATGGCCGGTGTAGCTGAGATAGTGAGGCGGTTGAGGCCCGAACGCCTAGAATTGCTGGCTGAGATTCGTGATGGCTACTGCCACTGGCGACCGGGCTGCGGCATTTTGGAGCGCAAAGGCCTAATCTATCGGGCGGAGTATGCGAACGGTCCGCATGCCGAGTTCACTGACTTGGGCTTAGATGTCTGTGACTACCTAGCCAACCAACCGGCATGATCGACCGCCGTTTCCTCGCCGGAGCCCTTGCGATGCTCGCCCTGTTGGCAGTGGCGATAGTGCTGTATTCTCACCGTGAGGAAAGGATGGAGGGAGGGCCGGAGTTGCCGGGGTGAAATTTCCGCTTTCCTACATGTGTTCTGTATGCGATCCCGATTCGCATGACACAACACGACATCACCCCTCGCAATCGCAGCGAACGCATGCGGAAGCGTGCATGGAAGCATCGCCAGCAGGGCGACCACGAACAGGCCGACAGGCTTACAGCGCTATCGCTGGAGGCTCACATGATCCGATCCGTTGGGCCTGAGATCGTGCACGCTTGAGATAGGGGCCGCGCTCTCATACAGTGCCGCCCGGAAGGAGGCCATATGTCCAGATTACTGAAAAGCACCTGGGGAATGCTGCGGCGCATGGGGGCGAGCGTGACAAAGCCCCACGACTGCCCCAAATGCGGCACCGCAAGAAGCTGTGACGACTGTTACCTTTGGTTCGCAAGCGCGCCTTAGCTGCAAAGCCGGTCATACACCTCGTTGTGGGCAAGCACTTCGTTAAACGTGGTCTCGGTGTCGAAAAGGTTGCCGGGGTCGTCCGCGTCAGGTGCTACCGGGTGAGGCTCGGCACTAATCCGCTTGAACGACACGCAGTCGCTCACAGTTCGCGGGGGTTCGTGCCGTGTGCAGGCACTGTTCGTAGCGAGCGTTATCCCGATCACGGCTAATGTCATCGCGCGCTTCATTGGCTTTCTCCGCTCGTTTGATCGTCTCGCGCAAGTCGCCCTCACGCTGGACCTTTGCGCCGATTTCCTGATTGGCCTTGTCATCCGCTTCCTCGGCCTGTGTCAGCCAGACGTAGGCACCGACTGTGGCCAGCAGCAGAACGACAACCCACACCCAGCGCTGGAGGCCGAGAGCCTTTGTTCCAAGCCATGCCATAATCATTCCCGAGCATCCCTTGCAGCACGATCCTTGACCCCGATCCCGAAGCCGCCAGCGGCGAGGAGGGCCGCGATACCGCCGCCGAACTCCAGAATATCGAACACGCCGTTCACGTAGAGGTGCGCGCCAGCATAGCCGATGGCAGCGAGAACGGAGGCGAACCACAGAAAGCGGCCAGCTTCGAAAAATTCGTTGGTCGGCCCTGACAGCCAATCGTGAAACAGCTTGCGAAGGGTTTTCATTGCATTACTCCGGGTGGTGGCCGGGCCAGTTGTGAGCCGAATGGGCAAGTTCGTGGAGCATCAGGATGGCGTAAGGGTCGCCTGCCTTCGCAGCCTTGGCCGGGTTGGGCATGACAATCGTAGGCACACCGTCCCTCTCGCCAGCGCACGCAAGCAGCGTATATCCCGGCGGGACCTCTGAATGGCAGTATTGCCGCACGTCATTGACGAACAGCACGACGGCCACGCCTTCGCCCTGATAGCGCTCGGGGGGCATCCCGGCGTAGTATGGTCGATCGGTTGGTGTGGCAGCGGCAAGCGGGAATGCGGCCACCAGCGAGATCAGCGTTTTCATGCCAACCCCTCCCGGTAGAGCGCGGATTCGTCAGCGCGGCGGCGCTCAAGACCTCGCAGTCGTCGACCGCTCGCAAATACCCAACGGCCAAATTCCCGCGCCGCCCCGTCATAGTCACCCTCAAGGTGTTTGCGGAGCAGCGTAGAGCGGCGAAGGTCACCCGTGTTGAAATGGAAGCTCACCAGCGCGTCGAACTGGTTTTGCGTGGTCGGCGCGCTGCCGAGATAATCGCGCACCTGAGATGCGTGACGATCAATGTCGTGCAGCAGCAGGGCGTCGGCCTTGGCCTGCGTGATCTCGTCGCCGGGGCGCACGGCGCGACCGTCGATCTTTGTGCTCCCGAACCCGATGGTCCAGGGCTCCCCGCCACTACCCGGATCGGGATATGCTTTCAGTTTGCAGCCCTCATGCTTCTTGATGAGGTCAACACCGCGCTCGCTGGTCGCGAGGTCATTGCCGGGGAAGTCCATCGCCAGCTTCTCGCCGGTCTCTTGCAGGGCCACGTCAATTGCATGGTCAAGCGCCTTGACTTCGGACGAGCGAAAGCCCCGCCCGAGCATGCGCCGGACGGCATCGAAGATTCCCTTTCGCATATGCCTAGTCCCTCATCAGCTTGACGATCTGCGCGGCGGACTCCGCCTGATCCGCTGGCGAGGTCCGGGCGATCTGGATGATGAGCAATGCCCACTGCCCGACAATCGCGTCCGTCCGGTCGGACAGGGCGCAACCTTCCACGCACAGAGCGGCGCGCTGCATCAGTTGGGCTGCGCTACTCATCGATTTCCTCCCGGCGTTCACGCTGGGCGGCGGCATCAGCCTCGCACTGGTCGAGGTATTTCTGCCACGTCTCTTCGGCCTCGGAACCGAGGTGGTGGAATGGGATTGTCATGCAACCTCTCCCAGCATTTCAGGTGTGACGTTGTTCGCGCCCGCGTATCCGTAACGGGCCGAGTAATGCAGCGCCGTGATCTCGCGCTCGCTCCACCAGCCTCCGCGAGCCGCATAGGCATCGCGAGCCGCTAGCGTCGGGTGCTGATAGACTTCCGCCCCCGTCTCGGCCTTGACCTCCTTGTGGTGGCGGTGGCCGGTGTGGATGTAGACCTTGGGGCATCGCCCCCACGCCTCACGGAATTGTGCCGCGAACAGGGCGGGAAGCTGCGCGTTCTTCCGTAGGTGCCCGTGGTGGAAGCCGAGCAACGTTTTGCCGTGCTCGATTGCGTAATACGGCAATTCGCTGTCGTGGACCGTCAGCCGGGGCTCTATCTCATACAGCGTGGCGAACAGCTTGCGGAGCCACAGCGACGAGGCGAGGTCGTGATTGCCCTCGCATATGAGCAGGGTGACTTCCTCGTGCTTGGCCAGTGCCTGAGCGACAAGCTGCCGGATAAGCCGGATTGCCACGTCCACAACCTTGCCAAACCGCCCATCGGCGTCGAGAACATGGCCATGCTGCGGGGTCACGGCAGAGAGACCGTCGAAGTGGAGAAAGTCACCTTGAATGTTGACGATCGCGCGCTTGCTGGTCGGCGCGCCCGCCGTCAGCGCAGCCATCGCCTTCACGCCCATGCTTTCGGCGATTTGTAAATCCCAGTCTGCCCCGCCCTCTTTGTGCCAGGCAAGCATCCCGACGTGATAATCGGTGAAGGTGTAGAGGGTCAGCAGATCGTCCTGTGCGCCCTCTGGGGCCGCAATCGGGGCGACAGGAGTGATCTCCCCCGCCATCGCTTCCACGGCATCCCTGAGGGCTTCCAGCGCGGCGATTTGGTCGGGTGACTGCCGCTCCCAAGTGCGCTCCACACCGCCATCGGCCCCGCGTTGCACGGTGACCTTGCCCATAAGATAGCCAGGCGCTGTGCCGTCCTTGAAGTGGCCCGGCGCGTAACCGAGGCGGGCGGCTCGGCTGCGAACCCTGCCTAGCAGCTTATCGGGGTAACTGCGGTGCGTGCCGATTATCTCCGCTGTCGCGGCACCGCTGCGCGTTTCCATAAGGCTTTGCAGCACCTCCCGCTGACGGTCGGTGTTGCAATATTCGAGCAACTTGGGATCAATCTCCACAAGCCCTCCTGTTAGAGCACCCCGAAGGGCTAGGTTCAGTTGTCGAGTTTGCGCGCGAGCGACTGCAATTCGTCGCTCAGCAGCTTCGGCGGGAACGCGGCCTTCAGCGCCGTCCCGAGGCCGTACTCTTCATCGTAGCGCCCTTCGACCGCCGCCCGCAGCTTGTGGGCCGCGAACAGGCGCTCCTTGGCGGCTTCGCAGGGGATGCACATCACCGCACCCTCTCAGCAAGCAGGGTCATGGCGACCGCCATCTGCTTGTCCGCCTCGGCGTTGTCCTTGAGAATGCCCTCCAGGCGCTCTTCACGCTTTCCCTCGCGTTCGTCGCGCTTGTGCTCGCGCCACACGAAATAGGCTATTAGGATGCCTGAGGGGCCATAGGGCGCGGCAAGGGCGAATAGGTCCGCCATGGTCATCTGCACCGCCTCCACACGTAGAAGGCAGTTGACGCGCTGCTGACGACGGAGAGCGTCGCGCCCGGCCAAGGCGCACTCACGGGGAAACCTCCTCGCGCACAATCGGAACCGCCGTGTAGGTAATCGTCAGAGTCTCGCCGGGGTCCAGTTCCACATAGCAGTTCGTGCCGGTCGAGATGGAGGCCCCATTCTTGGCCACGTTCGAGACGGTCCCGCCGCGCACGTAATATCCCGCTCGTCCGGGGTTGTTGTTCGTGTATGCCACGCCGCTTGCCGGGACCGTTATAGCAGCAGACGTGGCATATTCCGGCACAGCACCGCTGATCCCGCGGTTCGCCCGAATGATGTTCGCCGCTGGCTGAGTAGTCGTTTTCTGCAAGGCGAATCCTGCGGTAGCGCCGTCCGCCTCGACCTCGGCCATGGCGAACCTTCGCGCCCCGGTGTGGTTGCCGACGCCGTACTTTGCCTGCCGCGAGTAAGGCGTAGTCGTGCCGGAATTGATGCCATGCTGACCGCCGAACACGCGCGCGGACGCTCCATCTCCGATGTAAACGCCGTAGCTATCACCTACCGTTGCACCGCCTTGCCCAGCGGTCGTCGCATCGCGGATCGTGATATTCGTACCCTTGCCGACATGAATGCCATCAAGGCCCGACAGCTTGACCATGTAGCTGTCGATCCGAACATCGTCGAGAAGGCCGAGAGTCCCGCCTTTGAGTTCTATGCCGTGGCCTTCAAGGGCGAACGACCAACCACCGGCCCCCATGCGCCAGTTGCGAATATTTCCGCCATCGGAATGCAGGAGAATGCCGCGCTTGTTGTAGTCGCCAATGAACGAGCCGAGAAACCAGTTGTTGATGTTCGAGCCTGTCGTGGCGTGTGCGTGGATCGGCCGGTCGTAACGGTTGCAGTTGGTGTTGATCGTCTGAACCGTATCCCAATGGTCCGCTGACAGAAAAACCTGTCCGTCGAGTGCCTGGTGCGGTTCGATCACGATATACGCGTCGCCCGCATCCCAGTCATTCTCCGCTCCACCGGCCAGAGTAGCGGTGACCGTAGT